GACACAGGCGCGCACATCAGGCCATCCAAGCCCACCTGGAAGGTCACCGAATCGGTCTCGAGCTGGCTACTCAGCACGGTCCATTTGGCGGCGCGCTGGGCCTGACCCTGGGAAGTGCAGCCGAAGGCGACGAACGACGTCTGCTGGATGCCGTAGCGCGCCAGACCATCCGGGTCTTCGTAGTATTCGGTGGCCTGGTTGTAGAAGTTGCCCGGGTCGTTCCAGGTAACCAGCGCCGTCGTGTAGCGGGTCTTGCGCGCAGTCGACTGGTAGGTGAACTTGCCGCCCACGACGTTGGCGCCGGTGTACGTGTAAACAGGATCGGCCGGCATATCAGCCGAGGCGGTGATCGTGCCGCCGCCCCAGAAAGCGATGCCGCGGAAGATCGATGCCAGGTCCCCCAGCAGCTTGTAGGCGTCCTCCTGCGTCTGCAGGAAGACGTTGCAGGTGAAGCGCGGCTCCTGGTCACCGTTACCGTCCGTGACCAACTGATCGCAATACTGGGCGATCTGGTACAGCGACCACTTGTCGACCAGCGATGCGTCGATCAGGTCGCCCAGGCCGAAGCGGTTTTGGGTGACGATGTCGTAAAACACCCATGCGGGGTTGTTGGTCCAGGCGATCTGGAAGCTGCCATCCCACACGCCCGTGTATGCGCGAGTCGACGGGTTGTAGTTGGATGGCACCTGGACCAGCCGGCCCCACAGGTCGTAGGCGCGCGCCGGGATGTTCGAGAACTGCGAGGCATCGCCGCTGATCGCGAGGTAGGCGCTGTTCGGATAGCGCAGCTTCGCGTCGATGATCTCGGTGTAGCTGACGACCGTCATCGTGTCGGCGACGGTGGCGCTGTTCTTGTTCGGCGTCAGACGCCGGATACGTATCGTCCAGCCGGTGGTGGCCGCCGGCAGGTCGACGCGAATGCTTCGCTGATACTCACCCGATTGCTTGCCCGTGAACGCGGAGGTGAGCACCGTTTGGAAGGCGCCAGCATCGGTCTGCACGTCGATCGCAAACTGGATCGAATAGCCCTGGATGTCGCCGTTCGACGTATTCGTCTGCTGCAGCGACGGCACGCCCAGCGTGAGCCGCACTGCGGAGAGGTCGGTGTCGTTGAGTGCTTGCGTCCACGGTGCGGTGGATTTCAGCTCCGTGCTGACGGAGATCTCGTTCTCGACGCTCGAATAGCCCGGGATGTAGCTCTGGTCCTGCGTGCCAGTGCGCAGGTCGACGTGCACGCCCTGGAAGTTGAGCGTGCCGTCAGCGTTGGCGACGGGCGTCTGATCGAGGAACACCGATTGCAGGCCGTTGACCAGGCCGCCGATCTCGCCCTCCGACACCAGGTCGAGAATGCGGAAATACGAGATCGAGCGCAGGCTGTCCGCCGCCTCGGTGGGCGTCTTCGAACTGCTATCGCCCTTGGAGCCGCGAAGGTTGAACTCGTTCTTCGATCCCATGGTTTCCTCGGGCACAAAAAAAGCCCGCGCGAGGCGGGCTTTGTCGATCCGTGTTGAAGGTGCTTAGGCGGGCAGCGTGTCGTACGGAGTCTTGAGGCTGCTGCCACCTGGCACGCCGCTGCCCACGCCATTCGTCGCGGGGCTGTAGTCGTCCGCCTCTACGCCCGCCGAGATGACGGCTGAGCCGACGATCATGCGGCCATAGAGCACGGGCACCGGGTTGCCCTGTGCAGTGGTGTTGACCGGGCCGCTGAAAACGTAGCTGCCCTGGTTGTCTGCGCTGTCGGCGTTCTTCGAAACCTTTGGCTGAGGCGACAGCATCTGGATGACGCCGCCGGCCACCATCGCCACACCAGCACTGATCATCGCTGCACCGATTGGTGCCGCAAGACCGAAGCTCATTCCCGAGACAAATGCACCGGCAACAATCAACACGACGCCGACAATCGTTTGCAGGACGCCTGCTTTCGATCCTTTCAGAATGGGTGCGATGCGGATTGTGTCACCAGCCGGCTCGCCCAGCTGTGCTTCCGAGATGTTCTCCTCGGCAGGACCTTTCCCACGCCAGACCGCAAACTCGATGCCGCGGCGGTGAGCGCCCAGAAGATAGTCGCGGAACCCAGGAACAATGGTTGCGAGCGCGCGGAACGCCTCACCAGGGGTCTTGCTGTCAAGGTGCAGCGAGTATCGCTTCTGAAAGCGTTTCGCCATCGCGCCGGTAAGAACTACAGAGGTAGCTGTCATCGCGTCTTGTCCAATAAAAAAGCCCCGCATCGGCGGGGCTTTGGTTGCAGTGACTTCTCACTCACAGTGTCGTCGCATTGAGTTCGACGCCGGAATTCGGATTAATCGTTATTCGGTACTTCCGGATGTCGCCTGGGTGAAGGTCGACAGCCACTTCCTTGCGATCCTTGCCTTCGCGGTATCCGCACAACCCGGAGCCAGTGTTCCACGTGCCCAGGACTCGATTGCCGCTCGGGACGTGGAACACGGCCCTTTCGCCTGTCCCAAGTTTTGCTACCACCTGCCCATCGATGAACACGGCTCCAAGGCACCCGCTCCCGCTAAAGCCGACATCACGGGTCACCACAATGGTGGCGTCCCCGTCAGAGGATGCCTGATACGCTAGCAAACGGTCCGGCGTAGGCGTTCGGATCTGGGTGTCTTTGGGCGGCTGGGTTTGACACGCGGCCAGCGCCAGCCCCAGCACCACCGTGAAAACCTGCATTCCTATGCGCATCTGACCCGTCCTCCGTTGTCGAGGCGGTCAGTTTGCCATTAGGCAGCGTCGCGGGGAATCGCGCGAGCCGGCGGCCGCGCAACAAGCCGCAGGCATTCCTGCCAGTAGCCGCCGAACACATCGCGGCTGGATAGCCGGCCGTGCATGTGGTGCAGCATGTTGCCATCGCCGAGCCAGATGCCGGCGTGGTTCGGGACGAGGTTTTTGCTGCGCACCTGCATCAGCAGCAGGTCACCGCGCTGGATGTCCGCCAGCCTCACCTCGCGGAACCCGCACTCGACCAGGTGATCCATGTAGAGGTTCGAGCGGCCATCGTCCCACCAGCCGTCGCGGCGCGCGAAGTCCGGCAGCGCCAAGCCCCACTCCTGCCTGTACCAGTCGCGCACCAGCGCGTAGCAGTCGAGGACGCCGTGCGCGAAGGCTCGCCCCACCAGCGGCGCCTGGTGGCCACACGGCTCCAGCGTCTGCACCTCCACGGCGCGCGGCGCGCCGTCAGCGTTCTCCACGCTGATGATCGCCCACGGCAGTTCGGAGGCCTCGCAGGACACCCTGTCGGCCTCCGACGGCCTGGCCGGCGCATCTGGATGCGAATGCACCACCATGACGATCTCGCCGGCATCGTCGGCAGCCGCGTAGTCTTCCGGCGCCAGCACGAAATGTTCGCTGGGCGTGGCCGCGGTATTCCGGCATGGCCAGTACCGCTCCCTTCCCTTTACGACCACCACCAGGCCGCAGCCTTCGCGCGGATACTCGGCGATGGCGTGCGCGACCGCGGCCGCTTGAGTCTCGCTATTCATCGCTCAACCACCGGACGGTCGGATACCGCACTCTGAGGTTTGCCTTGCGATCACAGCGATTGCAGGAATGCGGGTATAGCGGCGGCGACGTGGTGAGCATGATGCCGTCAGTGGAGACCATCTCGCCGTCCTGGCACGCGTCGCAGCGCATGCGCACACCGACGGGTCGCAGATTGAACTGTTCTTCAGCCATACGCGCCTACTTGATCAACGATGCTGCTGGAAAACTGCCGTAGGGAAGCTCGCCGTTCACGCCGAAGCGGAACTGGCAGCCCTTCAACTTACCGCTGCAGCGATCAAGCGCCGGATCGGTGGTCGGCACGTCGTCGACCGTAGCCACTGGCGGACCGTTGTATCCGCAATAGGGGCCGCGATAGCCGCCACGGGTGAGCCACCCGCACGAGTTGGCGACGATCTGGCGCCCGGGGAGTTGCCTACTGTTGAAGTCCAAGGCACTCGACAATTCCCAGGTGAGCGCCTCACTGGTCTCCGCAGAGCGACGCTCGAGGAACCAGATGTCCAGCGGCATTTCCTGCGTCGGATCAGCCGTCGGATTGCCGCCCGGGAAGTTGTCGGCATCGAGGTACTTTCCGAGCGTGCGATGCCGGACCAGCCTCGCGCCAACCAGATCCTTGTAGGCCAGGCACAGCGCCGTCATGCGGCCATCCACATTGCCCGCGGACAGCGTTGGCGTTGGCGGCTGGTCCGGATTGAGCTCGAAACCCTCGGCATCTATGGGCCACGGCGAATACTCGACACCCTGCCACCAGATCGAGCCAACCTGCGTGTAGCCGTGGAAGAACAGCCGATCGGCGCCAAGCATCGTCGCATCGAGTTCGAAGCCCTGCCACCAGGCGCCAGGCTCAAGTTGTTGAATGTCGGCAAAGATCATGGCGCGAACTTCTGCATGAAGGTCGCGGTGATCGTGTAGATGCCGCTCGCTTCGTTCATGGTGAAGGTGGTGACCTTGTAGATGCCCTGCACGCCCATGAAGGGCGTCCACAGGAATCCCGCGGCACCTTTATGGGCCCGGAAGAAATCGACGATGGGCTGCATCTCCGCTTTGCTACCGCTGAACGTCAGCGGCCAGCTCTGGGTCTCGTTGTTGATGCCGTCCTCGGCCTCTTGCGAGTAGCCGTCGCCGAACTGCGCTGACAGCACCGCAAAGGTCGACGTCCCTGTCGGATTGGTGAGCGGCCGCCAAGTGAAGACGTCCATCAGCGGCCTCCTGAGCCGTTACGAAGTCGCCAGATCTGGCCGCCCGGCTGAATCGCGCGCGAGATTTCACCTTGCGCAACGGCGCGCATGCTGTCGCCGAATTGGCGCATCGCTTCGCTATTGGTGTTCTGGTCGACGGAGGACGTGCCGTCGCTGGCAATGCTGATCGACTGGGTGAAGTAAATGTCGCCGGAGCCGCCAGACGACGCGATTCCCAGCCGGCCGTCGGCGCCGCGCTTGAGCGGCATGATGGCCTCGGGACCGGCTTCGCCGAACACGCCGGCGCCGCTGGCGAATTTGAACAGGTGTGGCGAGTCGTAGATGCCGCCGCTGTAAGCACTGAGGCTGGGTGAGTCGTACACGCCGCCCTTGGCATTGAAGCTCCAACCGCCGCCCTCGCCCGCCCAGCTGGTCGACAGGGAGCCGCTGCCCGTATAACTCGACCCACCGTTGAGCGCGTCGCCATAGCCCGACGCGCTGCCGCCGCCAATACCGAAGGCCGATAGGATCGCCGAGACCGCCTGCTGCTCAGCGAGCTTTATGGCGATTTTCTCGATGTCCTCGATCACCGATACGGCAAAGTCATGCCATGCGTTCTTGCCGCCGTTCAACGCCTGCACGGTGGCGTTGGCGAAGCCGTCGAACACGTTCGTCGTCGCGCTGGCGACCTCACCGGCGACGTTGGTCGCCTCGTCCGCCCAGTTGCGGTAGCCCTTGGTGAGGCCGTTCTCCCAGTCCTCGCGTGCAGCGTTGATGCGCGCGAAACCGTCGACCTGCTGCTGGACCATCTGAGCATGATCCGCGTTGATCTTGTCGACGCGGCGCTGATAGTCGTCAGGATCGAGGCCACCGGCATCTACCGGCTTGTCTTTGAGCTTGGCCAGGTCCTGCAGCTGCTTCGCGTAATCGGCATCGATTTTGTTCAGGGCTTGCTGCTGCTGGTACTCGCGGTCACCCATGCCGATGCTGGCGACCTGCGCATCGATCTGCCTCTGCTGGTTCTGCACTGTCAGGTCAAGGGCGTCGGCGAACGCGTTGTACGCTGCAGTCCGCTTGTCGACGCCGGCCTTCTCCTGATCGGCCAGCTGATCGCTCTTGCTGATGGTGTCCGCTTCGATCTTTGCCGCTTCGGCCTCCAGCTGGTTGATCTGGCTGTCGAGTTTGATGCGCTCCGCGCCGATGGCCTTGCGCGTCTGCAGGCGATTGATCTCGGCTTGGATAGCCGTCACCTGATCGCTCTCGTTCTGCCACAGCAGGTCGTCGGACTGCTTGTAATAGTCCTGCTCGGAGAGCGTGCCGGCCTTGCGCGCCGTTTCCAACTCGGCCTGGCTGTTCTTGTACGCGTCGGTCATCGCCGCCAGCGATGCCTTGAAGGCTGCTACCTGCGATGCCTCGTCGGCGCTGTCCGCGCTCTTGGCGTCGTGGTTCGTGTACTTCTTGTCGATCTGCGCGAGCGCGGTGGTCTGGTCCGCCAGGTACTTCGTCTTGTTCGCCGGATCGGCGGCCAGCAGCGCCGCGGTGGCGTCCTTTACCTTCTTGATCTCTTCGGCCTTCGCCGAATCGGCTTTGGCGGCCTTGAGATACTGATCCATGACATCGCTGCCCTTGATGGCAGCCTGCTGGATCTTGGCGTTCGCGGCGTCGTTGTCCGCGGCCCACTTCTCGAGGTCGGCGCCGGGCTGGAGCGCCAGCGCTTTCGCGCGATTCGCCTGGACAACGGGATTCTGCTCGGCCTGCGCGTCCGTCTGATGGAAGCTGGCCATCAGGTTCTGTTTGTAGGTGTCGGCCAGCTGGTTGAAGTGGGCGACGTCATCCGACAGCGACGTCGGGCGCCCCACATTCTTGATGCCGTCCCACGCATCCTTGGCGGCCGTTTCGACCGCGCGCCACGACTTCTCAACGGTCCCCAGCTGCGCACGCATGTCCGCGGCGCGCGCGGTGAACGCAGCCGCGGCGGCATCTTGGGCCGCAGACGACGCGGCTTCTGCGTTCCCCTCCTCCACCAACGCGCGGATATGCTCGGCCTGGGAGAGGCTGAGGAAGTGATACTGGTCGTTGAGCTTCTCGATCGACTTGACTGGATCGTCGGCCAGCTCGGTGAACTTGCTGACCGCCTGGTCGATGCTCTGGCCGGTCAGCTCCGAAAAGCTGACGACGCCCTGGGCCACGATCTGCAGCTGATCGCCCGTCACCTTGCCGGAGCCGATCAACAGCTGCAGCGCGTCACGCGCGTCCCCGATTTTGCCGGTGGACTGGCCAATCGCCACGGCCATCGCGTTCACCTGGCCCGTAGTCACGCCGGCATAGTTGCCGGTGGCGATGATCGAGGCGTTGAGCTTGTCCTCTTCAGCCGCGCCCGCGATCACCCCGGCGGCCAGGACACCGATCGAAGCGGTGATGCCAAGCACCAGCAGGCCAATCGGCGACAACGCAGCGGCAAGCAAGCCGGAGCGACTGGCCAACGTGGCCAGGGAGCCTTCGAGGTTGCCGAAGTTGCCCTGGGCGATCTCGCCCACCATGACGCCCAGTTCGCGGCGCGCACCGGCCGTGCTGAGCTTGAACCCGCCCATGGCCTGGTCGGCGCCGGCGATTTTCGCGCGCGCCTGATCGATGGTCGCGGCGTAGGTCTGGAAGTCAGCATCGCCGATCGAGCCGCTCGCGCGCGCGGCGCGCAGCTTGGCTTCGTATTCGTCCAGTCGTGCCAGCGCTGCAACCGTCGGGTCGATCTTCCCCAGCAGGTCAGCGAGCGCCGCGGCCTCCGCCTGGGCGGCTGCCGCCGACGCTTTCTGCGCCGCGGCCGATTCCAACGCTTCCCGCTGCGCCTTGTCGCGCGCCGCATTGACCGCGTTGATAGCCTGCAGCTGCTCTTGTTGGGCGGCACGCACAGCAGGATCCAGCGACGCAGCGCCACGAGCGGAAAGCGGCGTGCTGGCATTCTGGCTTGCAGCGCCAGCAGCAGCTACCGCCTTGAGTCGCACGTCGTCATCGAGCTGCTGCTGCGCGAGCGCGGCCATCGATGCACGCGCGGCATCGCTCTCCGTGCGCATGTCGGCGAGCGCTTGATTGACCTTGTACAGCTGCGAGTCGCTGAAGGTCGAACCCTTCAGGCTGTCGCCGATCGCGCCAACGCCGGCGGCAAGCTGCTGAGCGTAGCCAGCTGATTGCGCGAGACGACGGCTCAGTTCGTCAATGACCGCCGTGGGCAGGCCCGCAGCTTCCGCCTTGTACAGCAGCAGCTTGTCACGCGTGAGGCCCCAGGTGTCTGCCTGCTTCAGAAGCCTGTCAGTAACCTGCTTCTGGCTGGCCGACAATTGAGAAAAGGCCGCCTGCGCATCAGACGAGAAGTCCCGCACCTTTGCTTTTGTCGTAGCGATCGCGGCATTGCCCTGGTCGGTATTAACGACCAGGTCGATTGCCGCTACGCCAAGGCTCGGGCCTTCAGTCGACATGCGGTTAATTCCTGTGGATTTCTTCGAGTGCGGCCTGCTCCATGACGCGGATCGCCGCCATCATTTCGTCGTAGGCCTCGCCGGCCAGACCGTTGCGGTCCAGCTCGTGAAACACGGTGTTGTAATCAAGGCTTGCTGGCCCGCTCGGGCCCTGCCGCCACTGGCTACAGATGCGGGTGTAAAACTCGATGGGCGGCCAGTTCTCGTCCCAGAGCTCAACCTCGGGCCGAGGGAAGTCTTCCTCCCTCAGCCCGAGATCGGGATCCAGGGGCGGGCACCGCCAGTACAGTGCCCTGACCGCCTCGATCAGTTTCCCTTGCGGGAAACCATCATCGCTTCGAAGTAACCACGCCAGATCGCCAGCACCGCGCCGGGCTGGTACTGGTCCAGCAGTTCCAGTCCGTTCGAATCGAGCTCGGCATCCGCGTCCCACGACTCGACGACGTCGAGCACCGCAGCACTGATGCGTTGCTCGAACGCTGCGCCCTCTTCCATCAGCGAGTCCAGTAGGGCTTGTCGCTCTTCCTTGGTGCGGTGGCGGTAAACCAGGTTGAGCTTCTGCTCGACACCCTGGCCCACGAGGGTCAGCGTCGCCGGAAACGTGGGATTGCTTTTGATCTTGAACATGGATCGTCCTTGTTACGCTTCAGCGTCGTAGCGCGTCAGCTTGCTGATGAGCGAGAACGTGGCGGTGTTGCCCATGTTCTGGTTGAGGTCCATCGACGGATCCGCATCGAAGCTCGGATAGACGAGGTAGTAGAGGATCGAGTTGTTCGGCAGCACCGCGCGCAGCACGATGGCTTCCTTCGCCTCGTCGGCCTTGTCCAGCGCGTCGTACCAGGCCAGCGCCGGGTCGTAATCGAGCTTCAGCGTGAGGGTCTTGGCGTTCTTGTAGGTCGGTCGCTGCAGCTGCTGGCCGGACGCGTCTTCGGCGTATTGCCACTGGTAGAACTGCTGATCGCCGCCCGACTTGGCGATGCTGGTGACCTGCGACAAGGGCACCCAGCCGCTGGCCACCTGGAAGGAGCCCGCGCCCGCACCGGCCGGATACTTGCTCGTCGATGTCGTGTCGAAGCCTTCCAGCGAGAACGCACTGGCCGTCGGGCTTGCGGCGCGCACGACGCGGTTGTTGAGGCTGGGCCAGCCGGATGCCAGCACGCAGATATCGCCCGCTTCCGGTGGCGTGGCAGTCGAAGCGACGCCCGGGTCGGCGTTGCTGATGGCGGAAATGGCGATCGCAGCCGCCATCGCAGTGGCTACCGAGAACACGGTGCCGTTGGGGAAAGTCTGCATGGTGATATTCCTCGGTGAGGCCAAAAAGAAAGGCCGCCCGGAGGCGGCCTGTTTCGTTGCAGCGGTGCTGCTGGGTTAAAGGGACACAGCGAACTGGATCCCGAAGTCCTGGCGGGTCGTGTAGAGCAATGCGGCGTCGTCATAGATCGCTACGAACGCGCCATAGGGCTGCGATTCGTTGAAGGCCGCGGCTATCGCTCGTTCGACCTGCCGCGCCAGCTGGTTTGCTTCCAGCCGCGTCTTCGAGTGGACGTTCACCTGGATGCGGGACGACGCCTTGCCGGGCACCGACTGATCGGCGTACCAGCCCGCGCCACCGCCGACCTGCTGGTAGGTGATGCAGGGAAACGCGGTGCTCGGTGGCACCACATCCGGAAATGCCCGGCCGCTCACCAAGGCGCCCAGCGCCTGCACAAGGGTCTGCTCAAGAGTCATCGCGCATACTCGGCCAGCAATTCGGGAAGACGCTCGCGGCCGCGGGACACCATGGCGTTCCTGGCCATGGCCGTGCTGCCCTCAAGCGCTGGGCGTAGGAACGGGTGCGCCGGCGTCCACTTCGGCTCTTTCAGCGGCGCGCCCGTGTACCACTCGCCGTCGCTTCCTTGATAGAGCACGTTCGTTTGCCAGTGGCCGAACTCCATCCAGTGCCCGTGCGGCGCCTTCTTCGCGTTCCAACTGATGCGATAGGTGACGTGTGTGTCGTCCGAATACGCCGGTCGGAAGGCCAGATAGATCGCGCTGCGCAACAGGCCGCTTTTCTCGGGAGCGAAGGCCATCGCGTTGTCTCGATACACCTGGCCACCGGCCACGCCCATCGAGCGCGCAAGGTGCTGGAGCACCGGGCCTGCAAGATTGTTCAGCGCACGGTCCCAGTCGGAGAAATCCATGCGGGCGACGACGCCATCAGGCACCGGCAGCTCCTACCTGGCAAACCAGGTCAGTCCATTTCAGCTCGACGTTGTCCTGCTGAATCGAGATGATCCGGTACTCGACGCCATCGCACTCGCCGCGCATGTCCACCGTGATCGCGTTCGTTTTGCGAACGCGAATGCTGTATTGCGTTACCGATGAGCTCACGCCTTCGGGAGCGCCGGTAATCGTCTTCAGGCCCGACTTTCCTGCGATCGAGGCCCACAGCTTGAACGCAAGCACCCAGCTATCGATAGGCTGACCTGCCCCGTCTGTTCCTGCGACGCGCTTCAGGAACGAAACGCGACGGTTGAGTTGTCCGATTTCGGTCATGGCAATACACGGCGCCACGGGCGCAGCAATAGGTCGACGGTCGCGTTCTGGAAGATCTGCGTGCCAGCCTGCCCAGACCGATTCGCATAGAGATCGCCCAGCACCAGCAGCAGAGCTGCTTTCAGCGCACCGGGGACCGCATCGGCGTCCTGGTAACCCGCGCTGTACTCCACAGAGACGCTGGCCGGCTGAGGGCGGCATGCTGGCCAGCTCTGGCCGAAGGCTGGTCGAATGGTGGCGGGCCGCGTGGTTAGGTCGGCCTGGTACGCGCTCTCGTCCAGCGTTTGGGTGTCGCCTGACGAGTCCACGTATTTCACGGCAACGATGCTCTGCACCACGCCGCCGCGCAGCTCGATGACCGGTGGGAAAGTGGACCGGTACTCGGTCCACTTCTGGGGCATGAGCGCAAGCTCGCACTCGGTCTCGATGTGCTGGCGCGCCGCGGTGATCTGCAATTGGATCAGGCTGTCGTCGTCATCGACTTCAACCTTCAAATGCAGCTTCGCGTCGGCGAGCTCGATCGGCTCATCGGTGGGCGGCGTGGTGACCACCACACTGCGAACGAGTGACGGGACTCGCGTCATGGCCGCTTACTTCTTGTCCTTGGCTTCCGCCTCGGCCTTTTCGCGCCCCGGGCGGCGGGCGCCGTTCTCTTCAGCATGCGCGACGGCATCGGGGTGAGCGTCGACATGACCGCTATCGTGGAACGCCGCGACCGTCTTGTCGTCACCTTCGAACAGATCGTTCGCGCGGTAGGCTACGCCCTCGTGTTCGAAAGACTGCAGCACGCGGCCAGAGGTGGCGCCAGCGGCGCCGGTGGTCTTTGCCATGTTCGTTTCCTCGTTCGGATTTTGTCAGGGCAACGGGCGCCCGGAGGCGCCCGCTGCACAGCGGCGCCGCTTAGGTCGCGGAGTTCTGGAACAGCGAGACCGGGCCGTTGGAGCCCACGCCAGTGAACTGGCCACCCGAGCGCTGCCAGGCGAGGAAACCCACCTGCCCCTTCACCGTGTAGGCCGAATCGGTGAAGCGGAACATCGTCAGATCCATGACGTCGCGGATCTTGTAGTAGCTGAAATCACCGTAGGCGACCGGCTTCGCGCTGGCAGCCATGGACGGGGCGTCCTGGTTGATGACGATCTGGCTGCCCAGCAGCATGTCCGGCGCGCCGCCCGGCGTACCGGTCTCGTAGCCCGGAACGAAGATCGGGCGCTGCTGGCCGTCCTTGATCTTGCGCACTGCCTTCAGCGTGCTGTCGTTGAACATCCACTTGCAGCGACCGCCTGCACGATAGGCCGGATCCACCGAGTGCTGCAGGTCGATCAGGTTGTCGTACGTGATGGCCGAAGTGCCGCCAGTGGCCGCGGTCACGCCCACCGCAGCGGCGGTGAACAGGCCGTTCGGCTCGTTCGTGCCGCTGCCCACGGTGAACTTCGTGTTCTGGATGCGCGCGAGGCGGGTCGCGAGGCGAGCAATCACGAAGCCTTCGATGTTGACGTTCGAGTCCTGGATCAGCTCGATGGGCACTGCCACGACCTTGGAACTGAACTTGTAGGTCGACAGCGTGACTTCGCCGAAGCTGGGGTCCGCGGACGTGGCCGAGGCGTTCTGCGCCACGATTTCGCCGGTTTCCGCGGTGCCATCGCTGGTCGGGTACTGGATGTCACCACCCTGCGCGGTGGAGAACACTTCCGCCACCGAGCGCATGCCGCCGTAGGCCTTGAGCGCCTCGATGACCTGGTTGGCCACTTCCACCGGCACCGTATAGCCGCCCTGGCTGCCGGTGGTGGTGGACATCGTGTTGCGCACCGCTCGCATCTCATCCTGCGACAGGCCTTCCCAGCCGTTGCGCAGGAAGCGGTTATAGATCTCGCGGGGCGTGCCTGCCTGGGCCGCGGCACGAGCGACACCTTCACGCACGCCTTCGTCGACGCGGCGATCGTTGTCGAGATCCAGCACGCGCTGTTCGCGGTCGATCTGGGCCTCGATGTCGCTGATCTCCTTCATGGCGTCGTCGTAGAATTTCTGGTCGTCGGCATTCCACTTGCGTTCCTGCGACTTGTCCATGTACTCGCGCAGTTCCTTGGCTCGGGCGCTGCGACGCTCCCGGAGAGCTTGAATACTCATCGGTCTTTACCTCTGTTGAGTCATAAAAAAGCCGCCCTAAAGGCGGCTTGCGGGGCTTAGCGCATCGCGGCGCTTAAGAAGTCTGTTCGACCAGCGACAGTCGGCGCTCCAAATGGGCGCGCACCGCTTCGTCGTCGATTTCGGGTTCCGGCTCGGACTCCGGCATGGCCGGCGCGCGATCGTAAGCGGACAGGTTCCAGGTCGCCTTCGCTTTCGGCGCATCCTGTTCGACCTGGTCGGCCATGCCAGCCTTCACCGCTTCGTCAGCAGTGAACCAGGTCTCGGCATCCATCCACGCTACCGCCTGGGCCTTGGTCACGCCCGGGCGTTTCGCATAGTCGGCGGCGATCGTCGCGTCGATCTTCTGCAGGAAACCTGCAGTCTGGGTCATGTCGTCCTTGTTGCCGACGGCAATGGTCCATGCGTTGTGCACCATCATGAAAGCGCCATCAGCCATCAGCACCTCGTCGCAATTCGCAACGATGAAGCTGGCCGCCGACGCGGCCACGCCGTCGACG